GTGTTACAAACCGTGCGTCACTTGCACTGCCGCTTGTTGATGTACGAATTACAAAACGTAAATCTGTTTCATTCTGTTCAAAGTACACACCATCATTAGCACCAAAGTATCCTACACGTTGGCGTAAATTAGCCTGTGATTCAGCCATTGTAAAGGTAGCAAGGGTAAGCAGTGACTTCCCCGGCTGGTATGGAAATACACGTTTTGTTTGCCGTATGACTTCACCAGTAGCAGTACCTACCGTCATAGAGTTACTACTTTCGTTAGGTAAATGAGCAAATGCCCCACTTCCTGTTGAACTGGTATCAAACTGTGGGTCAGCTTGAAAACGGTTCTGGCTATCAAACAAAGTGTATGGTTGACTTATACGCAGTCTACCAAACGCATCAACTGTATGGTCAGCAAATGCAACATCATTACCAATAGTACCAAATATTACCTTACTTGGATATGAGGTGATGGACATGTTAGCTTACTTTTCTATAACGACGTACTTTTTTAGCTATCTTCTTCGGCTGTTTAGCCACCTGCTTGCCAGCGCGTGTAGCTGTTCGCTTGGCACGAGTCGTAGCCGCGTACTCCTTCGAACTAAGGGCTTTAATTGCCTTTTCTGGAAGATAGCGTTCGCCCGTCGCTTTCGGGCCTTGTGTAGACGGCTTGCCACTCTTTGTGCGCCACTTTTGTTTGGTCCACGCACGAAGGCTCCTTTGTGGTTTTTTAATAGCCATTAACTTTCGCTATCCAAGACATCAAGTGCTTCCAAGCGGCTGTTAGCAGTTTCCCACATTTGGACCGCTTTATCCATTTCTTCAAGCAAATTCGGATGTTCACCCACAGCAACAGGGTTTGTCGCGTAATTTTTGTAAATAAAGAGTGCATTTCTTTTTTGGGCCTCGTATTTGTAGCGAAGTGCGTCAAAAGCTAGTTTTTTCATTTCGTACCCCTCAACAAGCATTATACACCTCTTTTTTTAATTTGGCAAGAGTTATTTGTTGACAGCAAGCCAAAGAATAAACGAAATAAACGAAACGACTACCGCACCAAACAGAATGATTGCGATAATTTCAAGAAACTTACGACGACGTTCGCGCTGGCGATACAAAGTTTCCTGCCGCTGTTTGCGGATGTCAGCTTCCATACGGATGAGTTCGTCCCATTTAGACTGGCCCATCGTGTATTGTATCCACGTCTTTAGTTCGTCTCGCTGCTTTTCTGCTTTGGTTTTTGCAGCAAAGGCTTCCATAGCCTCTTGTTCGACGGACGAACCTGCAAACAGCTTTTTAAAGATAGGCGGGTTCTTTGCTTCCTTTTCTGCCTGTTCCAAATCGGACAGGGCACCCATCCATCGGCCCAAGTCGCTGGCCATCTGTTCGATGTCACGACCTACCTGAAAACCTTTTTTTATTGTGTTAAAAGCCGCCGAAGCGGTTGCCATTGCGGTAATCGGGTCCATCAGTATACTCTTACGTTGTCGGTGTTGATGTATTTAGGTACGCAGTATGCCGTGACCCTATCTTTGGGGTCGATGAAATCTTTGTATTGAAAGTTTCCGTATCTTTGGGTTATCCTTTTTGCAAAGTAATTACAGCGGTCAATGTTCCAAAAGTACATGTCTTGACTGGCAGGTCTTCTAAAATCTCCGGTTCCAAGATAGACCAGCAGTAAAAATACGTGTTCCATTAATCACGGTATCCGCCCCCTGCGGCTTTGTATTCACGAGCCAGCATTTGTGCTTTGCGGGCTGACCACTGTCCGGCTTTTCCGCCCTTGCTTCCGGCTTTAATTTTATTGAACAGTCGTTTTCTTAGTGCGGGCTTAGTATAGTTGCCAGCCTCATTAACTCTACTTTTGCTCTTCGCTTTAGGCTTCGACGATTTGCCAGCTTTTCCAACGCTGCCGCCTTTCGCTTTCTTTTCAACACCCGTGATTTTGCCAGCATTTGCTGTTGCGTAGAAGACTTGTTCACCTTTACGGCCCCCGTAGGTTCGCTTCATTGAAGACATGATTTCTTGGCCCTTTTTAGTCAAAGGCATCTTAGAACTCTCCTGTTTTCATTGCGTCAGAAAGCTTTTTAGCCCGTCCGCCTACCTGACGTGCCCATCTCGAATCCATCATCTCAAAGCTTGCGGCTTCAAAGTCTCCGCTGTGGATTGCATTCCACATGTTTTTGAATTTGCAAAGGCGTGGCACACCCATATTGAAGGCCATGTCCATCAAAATCAGTTGGCGAACCGCAGATAAGCCCTCAACACAAGGGTGAACTCGTACCAGTTCGTTTTCTACAATCTTGATGTCATTCAAGGCTAAATATCTTGCATCCGCTTCTGTGATACCGTGTTCGTAAACAACAGCCATAGAAGGAATGTCCATGTAATCCAGTTCTTCTTTACTGATTCCCCTGTCCTTTAAATTGCGCCCGATACCAATAGTGTCGATACCAAGAGAATCTTCGTACACGGTAAGGACCATGCCTTCGTGTTCAATAAGTTTGTCTAGAAAATGTGATTCGTTGTATTTCATTTTTTATTTTCTCCGCCCATCCAGATACCAAACGCACCGGTCATGGCACCCATTACAACGCTTACAAAGGCGGATTGTGACGCTGTTGGGGCGTCCAAGTTCATAAACCACTCTGCACAACGCCAACTCATCAGAGTCATTGTCAGCATCATCAGTCGAGGCAGTATCTTCCATTGAAGGAGTCTTTCCATCGTGACTTCAGCCATTTTTATTTCTTTCCAAAGAATTTTGTCGCGCTGCGGACTCCAAAGCTTGCAGCAACAATAACGCCCAAGCTGTACTGGTACCATTCAGGCATTTGCTCCAGTTGTTGAAATCCGTGGGATACGACATCTTCCATTCCGGGGATGAACGCGAGAATCAGCGGTACTGAAAACAAAATAACCAGCCACTCATCTTTCCACGAGTTCTGGCTACCCTTTATTGCTTCTAAGTCCCAGTCAATTTCGCCGGTTGCTTTCTTTTCCATTATGATTGCTTCCGCTTTTGCTTTGGCAACCTTTGCACCTGTTTCAGCTTTTGTCTTTTCGACTTTGCCTTCTAGCCAAGTGCCAGCTAGCTGTGTAATCGGACCTACAAGTAGATTTAGCATTTCCACCTCTTCCGTGCTTGTCTAAGACGGCTGTTCGGGTCTTTTGCTGCTTTGGGAAACTTTTTCATTTGTCCAGCAGAACGGGCACAAAAAGATTTGCGACGCTTGGCATCTTTGCTTCCCGCCTTTACTTTTCCCGTGACTGCTGTCTTTAGTTTGCTACCGGGGTTCTTTTTTCTGTACTCTTTCACACCTTTTGCAGTCATTCCTGCACCAGACTTGGTAGGGCGGTAGTTCGCACCCTTTCCTGTCGTGGTTCTTTTGATGGGTGTTTCTTTTTTGCGTGGCATAGTGGGTTTATCCCCGCAGGTGGTTCCCTGCTTATATCACAAAATTAAAAAGGTGTCAAGGGGGCACGTGGCCCCCCTGACGTTTTAATTAGGCAGAGGTGAACGATGAAATCGCAGTCTCGCCTGAACCCATGTCGCAGATAACTGCAAACACACGGGCTTTACCGTCGAACGTGGCAGTGTCAACTGTCAGGTCAATGGTGTCAGCAGCAGTGTACAGCTTCATTGTACCTGCAGCGTTGTTGATTTCGTGACCAGCAGTCGTGGCATCAAGAGCCGAAACATACAGGTCATCATCAGAGTCGCCCATGTCCAACACACAACCAGCGTTAGCTGTTACAGTTACAACTTCCACACCAGCGGCAACCACCAGCGTGTTAGCTGGAATTGTCAAAGCTTGGAAAGTATCTGCAGTGGTCAGATTGGTTGTTGAGAAGTCAGCCATAACTTCAATGACTTGAAGCTTGCGGCCAACAGGGACGCCAGCAACGGCGTTAGTTACACTAAGAGTAGCCATTATCTAGTCCTCCCTATTACACGTTTACAACAGCGCGAACGATGGCTTCTGGACGCAGAACCTTACGGCCAAATACGTGCAGACCACGAACGATGTCGCTGAATGTTTCGGTTGAACGAACAACTTCTGTCTTTGCAATGTGCGAAGCAGTAGCAGTCGCTGACATGTGACCAGCCAGAACAACTTCTTCTGAGCCGTCAGTTGCCAGACCAGACAGTGTTACTTGGTCTGTGCCGCCGTTAGAAACGAGAGCAGTTGACTTGTAGCACTGGAAGCCAGCAATGTTGCCCAGAGAAACAAGGCCGTTACGCAGCGGAGAAGTTGCATCGCCAGTTACCTGAACTTCTGCGAACTTTGCACCTGCTGAGAACAACTGCTTGTACCAAGCTGGGGGAGCAACGAACCAACGGTTCTCTTCTGGAACCGACTGCTCGTCGAGGGCAGCAGCCATTGCCAACATGGTGTTGACAGCAATGTCGCCCGTAGTAACAGCAAGAGCCGAACCCAAAGTTCCGATACCGGAGATTTGAGCAGTAGGCGCACCTGACTCACCGGTCAGACCTGCACCTGAAGCCATAGCTGTCAGGATGTTGGCGTCGTACTTACGCTTCAGCGAGTATGCACCCGAAGAAGTGGCAAGAGCCTCGAAGTTGACGTGAGAGTGACGCTCTTCGATGTCGTCAATCTTAAACGCAAAAGCGTTTGCTTGGTCAACAACCATAGTTGTCTGGTCGTCAGCGAGGTCTTGTGGGTTTACCACAGAACCACGTGAGTAGCTAGACACGGTGATTGTTGGTTCTTTGATGATACGTACTGTATCGCCGTAGTTCTCGATTTCGCCCGCGTAGTCGGTGTTCGTGATGTCTTCAGCAACCGAAGCGCGACGGAAGAATTTGAGAACCTTTTGGCTGAAAATTTCCGGTGTAAAGTTACCGGAAGGCAGGTTGTTATAACCTGATGCGCTATCAAAAGCCATTGGTCTATTCCTTCCTCTGTTTGAGGTTTAAGAGTTAAAGTCGATTCGGCCCTCACTCCGTGCTTTATCGATCTCGCTTTCCAGCTTTTCGAATTCCCACGGCTTGAGTTTGCCGATTTCAGAAGCTTTCCAAATACGTTCAGAAGTACGGGATTCTGAAGTGATGTCCCTAGCTTTGGGAGCAGACACTGCAACAGCCGGATCTGATTTTGCGGATTTGGTTGTCTTCTTTTTACTGATTCCCATGTCTGCTTTGTACAGATCGAGAACCCGCGAGGCCCAACGAGCATCGGTATTGTTTTTGTAAATACCGTCAGCAATAGTTGCTGGTTGTTCGTCTAGCCAAGCTAAGAACTTTTCATCCGATTTAATGTCGTCAAAATCTGGATGGTTGTTCAAGAGTTCGCGGTATGCGCTTTGAACCTCTAGTTCCTTTTCCCGCTTTTTAATTGTAGCCAGTTCTTCTTGCAAACCCTGTGATCGTTCAGATGCTTTCATTGTAGCAATAGTCTCTACAACATCGTAAACATCGGGGTATTGGTCTTTAAACTGCTCCAATTCTTCTTGGGTTTTTGGAAGAGAAATATTCTGTTCCCTAGCTGCGTTTTGTAAATTTGCCTCTAGTTCTTTTTCTCTTTCTTTGAAGCTTTTTACTTTTTCATCGTAATGTTTTTTAAGATCGTCATACCGTTTTTTGTAGTCATGTCCGGTATCTTCTTTTGTATCAACAAACGATGTAGTTTCTTTTGCTTCAGATTCTTCTTGAGCCTCTACTTCAGTGGTTTCTTCATCGTCTTCTTCGTTATAGACTTCGTCTCTATACTTTCCACGATAAAGTGTTTCACTGTTCACGGTTCCAAAAGAATCGTTAGGTTTATTAGCGCGGTGTCCGCGTACTTTTTTTGCCATTTTATTTACCTCTTTCAGCGGGGCTACTTTGGCTTGTAGGTAGCCGCTTCGGTTGTGCTGGGGCCGCATCGCGGGTAGCCAGCGAATTCCTTTTTATGGAAATTCAGGGGACGCAAACGTCCTGTAAAACTCGTGTCCGCCAATTTCTGTGGCGTATTCTAAATCTTTTGATTCTCTCATCCACTGACTTGGAGCAGATGCCTTTGTATAAAACAGAGTCTGACTTGGCAGCCTTCTTGCAGCGGCTCTGTCTGGATCTTCACTAAGTACGTTTTCTGCAGCAGCAAAAGTTTTACGAAGACCTTCGCCAGCTAGTCCTTTACGTACTTCACTAAGTCGATTGTAAAGAGTTGTGGGTTCAAGTCCAGAAAACTGAAATGCGCCCCGTTTAGTCTGTTTTAACAAAACATCTTTTACGTTATTTGTGTCTTTAAAATCTCTGTAAGTGCTTTGTGCCCGATTTACTACGACTTCTCCGATTGCTTCCATACTTTCTAGCGGATCTGCCGTAGAAGATGTTTCAGTAAGAAGCAACAAAGCCATAGCCTCTTTGTCACTTAGGCCGCGAATAAATTGCTTGATGTCCGGTCTTTTTTGTTTTTTTATACCAAACTGTTTGAACTTTTCTAAAGTTTCTTTGGGAATGTCGGGAAGATCCATCGGAATGTCTTCTCCTACATCTCCCCCTTCATTATATCCGTTTATAAATCCGCCGCTGTTTGCAGCTTGACGGCGATCTACTTCAGGCTTTCCTTTGTCGTTTACTTCGTTCAAAAACGAATATCCGCCGTATTTATCTACGTCATCCACGTCGATAGCGTATTCGCCTTTTGAAAGAGCCACATCTACCATTTTGCCGCCCTTTGCAGCGGAAACTTTACTCGTTTCCTTTGGCAACATTCCAGCAGCTTGTAATCGTTCCGTAGCAGGTGCGTTAAGAATAAAAGAGCCTTCGCGTACTTGCGTGTTTACAGTATCCGCTACTGTCATTCCCTTTGAATAGTTTTGAGGTGGGCCTTCAACAAACCCTGTATCTTGGACGGCACCTCCATCAGCGTAATAACCGACTGCACCGCGTCCAGCCTCTCCGTAGGCTGATGCACCGCCGCCACCCCAATCAGACTTAGTCGTACCACTACCAGCTTGTCCGCCACCATCTCCACCGCGATCAAAAGATGCTTCTTGCGTAGCTTGTGCTGCTTGAGCGCCACTTTTAGAAGCTGTATTTAAAGAATTTACGTACCTTAAAATTTCAGATTTTACGGTCTTACGGGCCACGTTTTCCGGAAGATTGCCATAAATTTTACCGTCCACTACCGCAATAGTTTGTCCGTTTAGGGTTATCAAACCATTATTTTGTTTTCCAGCCGCCGCGTTAAGTGCAGCTTCTTTTTGCCTAGATTGAATATAT